GGGAGTATAAACAGGAGAGAGAATCCTTATCAAGTAATTAAGTATACTGATAAGGTTACTGGCAAGGCTGAGTTATTAATTGCACCAGTGGAGCAGCGTAGCAGGTACATACCTGTAACGTATGATGCATTTGGTAATAAGTTAGAGGGAAAACCTGTAAACAGATTTCATAAACGTGAGTATTATTTACGTTGGAGAAATTTAGTAAAGCAATCACGTAGGACTGTGAATGCTTAAGTATAATAACAGTAATATAATTCTCCCCCTTGAAGGGGGGAGAATATTACTATTAAAAAAAACAAGAAGTTATGATATCAATATCTATGTTAATGAATACTATGAGAGTATATAGATGTGGAGCTGGTGAAGCTCAGACATTTTTACGATCACCATGTGATGTACCATTTGAATTCTCAAGTGGATTACGATATACACCACACAATCAATAATCAAAACACATAAACAACAATCGTACATACACGATGAATTACTAATCAAGTTTAAAGCTGGCGAGCATTATACGCTACACACTATGGAAATAACAATCAAGATTGAACAAGACAGGATAGGCATACAATTCTCGGGATTACAAGTAATATTATCTCCGAACGAATTAAAAGAAGATTCTAAACAATTAGAAGAAATACTATCTTACATACTGTCTAAGACTTCTGCTGATAGGCAAAATTTGGACGCACAGAGCGTTTCTACTATAACTGATACATTCATATCAATAGGCATGAGATTATTCGAATACGTCAAAATAAACGAGCAAATAAGTTTATCTTTTGAGTTAGACGATAAGTTTGAACTTAAAATCAGTATTGATAATGTATTAGGCTATATAAACATTCCTGCATTTATGGATCTACATAAAGATTTCAACGAGGCAATAGAAGAGGTTAAGAAAATGTTTTCTAAAACTAAAGACAGTGTTCCTAAATGGATGTTGTATTTTGATGAAAACAATGAAGATCAGGAAGAAGATGTATTGCCTAAAGACTTTACAAATCCGCTTAAAAAACGACGTGATCCTGGCATGATTGAAATTCAATTTGATGAAAGGCCAACGGTCAGACAATTAGCTTATAAAATAGCTAAGCCTTTTGATAGAGTATTGCAGTACGTTGCTTTAATACGATCAAACAACGGGCAACGAAAAGTTACCGTTGCAGCTGAAAGCACTTTAAAGGCTCATGAAGTTTATAAAATATGCCTAGCATACAATTTAAAAGCAAATATTAATTTTGCTGATTCAATACTTTAAAACAATAGTATGAATTTACATGTTGAATTTTCCAATTACTTACCAGATAAGCAGATCTCCAACAAGCTTAAAAAAATAGCAAAGCTTTTAGAAGAAGGTTATACTGAAGGCAGACAAATGCCAGCAGAAACTAATTGGAAGATCGACTTACCTCACTGCAAAGAGCAATTAATAATTGCCGGCAGTAAAATTAATGAATAATCTAAAACAAGAAATCATGAAAAATCCATTAAAAAAAGGCAGTATCGTAGCAATGACAACATCAAAACTAAGCTCTTACATACTTGGTGATATCCATTTTGTATTAAAAAGCTCAGCAGACATAACAGCTAGAGCAGAAGCAAAAATATCTAACAAGCTTACTGGAAGAGCTGAGTCTTCAGTCATTGAAGATCGCCACAATCGTACAGAAGAGACTCAAAAGACTATCATCATTGCTAGTTCAATGTTGTACAATGAACTAAACAAAGCTTTCACATCACCAGATGATGATAGCGCACAAGCCGCATATGAATCAGAAGTAAACTCATAGTCATGAAGAAATCAACTAAAGGGGGATTAATATTCCTATTGATAATTATAGCATCGTTTATAATCGGTAGCTATATACTTACAGCAACATTTTTTGGAGTTCTAACTTTAATAGGTTTGGTAGTACTTATCGAATCTATTGGACCGCTAAGGTGGTTAGTCTCCAAAAGCTCAAGAATAATAGATGTAGTTATTTTCTCATTTACCGTATTGGCAATGGCCCAATACGGTCTTAATGTATCAGCAGCGCTTACTGTAGCTGGTGTAGGATTTACTTTAGTATATGCTCCGTATTTACGTGAGCAGATTACAGAAGAACCTAAGAAAAAACAACGTAACAATTACAGTCAAAACTTTAATAGAAAATAAATGAAAACTTATAAAGCTAATATTCCAAATTATTCAATCAAGAAGAATAAAACAGATATCAAGAAAGTCAAGATTACATTAAGCTCTGAAGCAAATAAATATATTCGTGAATTTTATTACGAAGATATTGACGTTTATGAGAGTTTTTATTTACTGTGCTTAAATAACGCTAACAATACTATTGGCTACGTTAAAATTAGTCAAGGAGGAATTACATCTACAGTTGTGGACGTTAGAGTTGTATTAAAATATGCAATAGAATCTCTAGCTACATCTGTAATACTTGCACACAATCATCCAAGCGGAACGCTTAAGCCAAGTCAAGCAGACAAAAATATTACTGACAAGCTAAATAAAGCTTTGAGTTATCACGATATTAAACTGCTTGATCATTTGATATTAGCTCCAGATCCAAACTCTTATTTAAGCTTTGCAGATGAAGGCCTGGTTTAGAATAATAGACCTTCTTTTCATTATTGCTATCTATCTGACATTGATCTTATTATATTTGTATAATTGATATCAATAATTTTAAACTTAATGTTATGGCAAAAATGGAAAGAAAGGATTATGAAGCAGATGCAATTGTATCTCCTTCAAATCCTACAGTTAAACGTGTAAACACACAAAACAGTCCGTATTCTACACAAGCGACTGGGCATGATCTTCCCAATTCAAAGCTTATTCCTTTGAATAGTGAAAATTTAGATGCTCTCGTTACTGGCACCAGAGTATTAGACGGACAGCTTGAAAAAACTGTAAAGACAGTTAACAAAACAAGCAATGTTTTAGATGATGCTGTTATCAGCTACATTGATAGTTACACTGGTGAAGAAGTTACTAAAACTTACACAAAAAACGAATTGTTAGCATCTTCGACTATATTTTTAGCGAAGGTTTAGTAATTTACTTAACAACAATCAAAGGGCGTTCTTTACACAGAACGCCCTTTTTATTTTATAAAACAATGGGAAATAAATCAGTATTTCATTCAGTAATTAACAATAGATTATTTGAATTGTACGCAGAAGGAAATTCTTATTCTACAATTAAAGAAGCAATCTCAGACGAATTTCAAGTTGACTTTACAAATAAAGAACTTGGAGAAAAAATGGGAGAGATTAAAAAACAAATGGGCTGTGCTACTCAATTCCAAATGGGATATGAGTATGCTAAAACGAGGTTTTCAGTTATATTAAAACAGACAGAAACTAAATGTCAAAAGCAATTAATTAAAGAAAAAGAGCAAAGCTATTTTAAAGGCCATTACGAATGTAAAGGATCTTTAGAGCATCGACACAAGCAAATAGTAAATAGATATATAGCAATATTTATTATTATTTATTTAGTGCTTAACATTACTTATTACGCAATTTTTAATTAAACAAGGTTATGAGAAATATCAAGAATATTATTGACGAGATCACAAAGGAGATTCAAGAAACATCTTACAAGCTGTTTTGGGATTACAATTCAGAATTAAGTATAGATCAAATCTCTAAAATAATTAGAGGGAATTTATGTGAAGTGCAAGCAGAAATATTTGATTTAAATATTGATTCTTCATTTGATGGCCAAAGACAATTAAGATCTGAAATAGTTGAAAAATACATAGATAAATTATCAAAATTTATGGTTGATACTTCGAATGTTTCAGAGGTTATTGATCAATTAGAAGATATGGGATATGAAATAGAATATCCTATGTTAGATGAAAATTTAGAAGAGCTCATAGAGCTTACACAAAAAGTTGTTGCAAATTACTACACAGGCTATACAATGGCCTCTGGTAGTTGGAATTGGACAGAAGCTGAAATTAAATCAGAAAGAATTAAAATTAAAAAACACCTCAACATATTTGATAATTCAAATTATGATGAGGCTATTGATTCTATGATTGAAAATGCTACACATGGTGGCGAATTACTTGTGTATTTTGAATTAGAAATCAAAGATTTTATAGATACTGATGAGGTTTTAAGCATACAGTTTAAAAACTATCAGATTGGAATTATTGATCATGTTCAAGGAAGCGGAGATATACTTGAAACAGATATTCAAAGTACACTTATTGTTCCTTTTAATTTAGATAATCTTTATCTAGAAAAGGAGATTAAATACAACTGGACGTATTCTATTGCTGGCATGGTATCTAATTGGGCTGACAGCACTAAAGTAGAACTTACATCTGCTAATGTAGGAGATATAAGAAAGAGTGTTAATGCAGAGATTCAGCAAGCTGAAGCAAAATACAATCAGACTTACAAAGAAGGAGGTTGTACGCTTGGAGATATGGATATTTACAGACATCGAAACGTGACCTATATAAACAATTATCCTTGTGGAAATAAGTGTAAGGATTGTGGTAATTTCTGGATAGATTAATTATGCAAAAATATAGAATTCAGTTATACCTTGAAAAAGGTTATCCAGATTGGCAAGGCCAAACATACGATGAAGATATGTACATTGTTGTAGACAAATTCAACATCGATGCGTTAGGGGAGTTTATGCCTATAAAAGAAGCTTTAAAAAATAAAAATGAATTAATAAATCAAGTATGAAATATTTGCAAGATTATATGGAAGACAGACAAACAAAGGCATTTGAACAAGCGAATGCCTTTTTTGCTTTTAGTAAAAAACAATTAAAAGAAGGCTTTAAAAAACATTCTGAAGCTGATCATTTTACTAATCTTGGAAACGGTCTTGTTTGTAATGCAGACAAAGCTGAATGGCTTTTGAAAGAACTTGACAAAATATACAATGATTCTCTTCAGCAAGACATTAAAGAAAACACTTTAGAAGGTATTATTCTTAGAGAACTAGCAAATCATGAAGCATATTTTACAGGAGATATAGAATCAACATGGGATGCAGTTAAAAACTATCCTGGTATTAAAAAAGAATTTGTTGAAAAATTATTTATAAACAAGAATTTTAAAATCGAAGAAAATGTATAAAACAATAATATCAAAAAGAGACATAATGCAAAAAGTCTATACTAAAGATGAGCTTAAAAATATAGACAGTGCAATACCGATACAAAATTGGAAAGATTTTTCACCAGTTGATCATGTTATGAATTACAATGAACCAAACACTTATGGTAAAATTGAAAATCTTAACGAAATTGGAGAACAACGTCTAATAAAGTTATATCATCAAACAAAAATAAATTGGAAAGATTTTTCTAGTATTCGTAATATTATAGAAGTTTTTGAAAAAAATGAAGATTCAGAAGCTATTGAAGCTTTATCTATGCTTAAAGAGTATTTAAGATATCACGAACTTAAAGATTAAATAAATTAATTATAAATATAAATTTTAAAAATCAAGGTTATGAAACAAGTAAGTTTTAAGAATTGGAATTGCAAAGTAGTTAAAAAAGAATATCGTAACAAAGCGACAGCTCTTCTACTTGTAGATGCATCAGATGATTCACCGATAGCTACAGCTACGGTGAATTTAACAGAAGAAAGTATAGATTTTAGAAAGTATATAGTATCAGAAATTCTTCCTAAAAATGTAGCATACATTAAAACATGGAGTGAAAACGAAGGTATGCTAGAAGCTTTAGAAGAAGCTGGTATTGTAAAAGATTTAAAAATAAAAGTTCCAGTAGGTCCTTATGGTTCTACTGCAACTCAAGTAGAAATCTTAATATAAATGTCTAATATTGCTCCAAATAAAAAAGAGCAGTTTTTGTTTGATTTTCACGAAGAGGAAATGACCTCTAAAAAAACAGAAAACGTTATCGATGTTCCTTACATAAAAGGAGATCTTGATAACATCAAAGAAATGCTTTCTGAATTATACGATAGTCAACAAGAAGATGTTCTACGTATTGAAGAGCGTTTCAGAGTAGGTAAAGGTTATTTATGTACAAATGGTACTGGTACTGGCAAAACATTTGTTGGTCTTGGTACTGTTAAAAGATTCTGTGCTAAAGGCTGCAGAAACATATTGATCATTACTCCTACTGAAACGAAATGTCTCGATTGGATAGAAGAAGCTAAGCATCTTAACTTAAATCTATATATGCTTCAAAGTATTGAAGATAGTGGATTTGATATAAGAGTAACTACTTATGCAAACTTTTATCAGAACGAGACTTTAGACAATGTAGTATGGGATTTAATTATTTATGATGAATCGCATTATTTAAATCAAAATTCTAAGGGTCAAGCAACGTCTTATCTGCAAAAACATAAAGTAGTTTCAAACCTGCCTTCTGCAGTAAAAGAGAAAGCTTATGACATTATTGGAGATCGACCTGTATATAATCCAGCTAAAGATGATTATGAATTATATCATTGGCAATTTGATGCTTGGAAGAATCAGATGAAAACTTTCACTTATGATACTGTAGTAAAAACTAAAGTATTGTTTTTGTCTGCTACTCCATTTGCTTATCATAAATCAATATTGTATGCTGATGGTGCTTTATTTGATATTGAAGAAACAATAGAAAAGGAAGAACCTTCAGGAAGATATAATGAAGCTTCTGGTTTTAATAAGTTTCTAACGGAACATTTTGGATATAGGATGAGGTACAACAAATGTACTATTCCAGAGACTGGTGTAGATCAAAGTTTGTTAGAACGAAACTTTTTTGAAACTCATGTTGAGAAAGGCATAATGTCAACTAGAATATTAGAGCTTAAGCATGATTATTCAAGAGAATTTGTGCTTGTAAGTTCTAATTTAGGAAACTTTATCAACAGCGGCATAGAGATGTGGTACAACAAGTATGTGTACGAAAAGTACAAATACATGGAACGATTGATCATCAAAAAGAAATACAATTACATTTATGTCAATCAGCTTTTAGAAGCAATAAAAGCTAAGGAAATACTTGACAGAATCCAGCAGCATTTAGACTTGGGGAGAAAAGTAGTTGTGTTTCATAGTTATAATCATTCTACTGTAGAGCATCCATTTAGATTTGATGCAGATAAACTGACAAAAAAAGACGACAAAGGATATGTTCAACCATTAAAAAGAGAAATAAATGAGTGGTACAGTGAATATCCAGAATATGCTAATCTTTCTTTAGAAGGTTTAAATAATTGCCGAGCAACAATTAAAGAACGGTTTCCAGATATGCTAGAGTTTAATGGAACGATTAGCAAAAAGAAAAAGAAGAAGAACAAAGAATTGTTTAACGATGATAATTCTGGATATGATTTAATTGTTATACAGTCTAAAGCAGGTAAAGAAGGCATCTCTTTGCATGACAATCAAGACGGTAAGCCCAGAGTATTAATTAATCTTTCATTGCCAGTAGCGCCTACTGAAGCAATTCAGACAGAAGGTAGAATATACAGAAGCGGACTAAAGAGTAACGCGATGTTTGAATACCCTGTGATACATACAAACTTTGAAAAGATAGCATTTGCAACTAAAATTGCTGAACGTGCTAAGACTGCAGAGAATCTTGCAATGGGCAACCTTGCTAGAGATTTAGAAACAGCGTTTAAAGAAGGTTATGTGAATGCTACAATGGATAAGCCTAATCTTCAACAAGGTGTAGGCGGTAAAGAAAATGATAGAGCTTTAATAGGAATATCAGATTTTGATAAAGCAAAGACCTATTATTTTTCTAGAGGTAAAAAGAATGCCAAAAATAAATCGGCAGAAGGCAAAGATTATTTTGCTACTCCTGAACCATTAGGTTATAAAATGGTTCAATGGCTAGATCCTCAACCAGACGAAGATGGTTTAGAACCTTCAGTTGGCCACGGTGCAATCGGAAGATGGTTCCCAGGTACTACAAGTAATGTATATGTGGAGCCGAGCTTAGAGTTGTTTTCTCAAATGACTATTAATTGTGTAGGCAGACACGAGAATATGGAATTTGAAGAATTGCCATTGGTAAACAAGTTTGATTTTATAGCTATGAATCCACCGTTTGGAAAGAATAGCAGACAAGCTGCTGAACATATTCAAAAAGCTTTATTGCATATGAGGCAAAGATCTAGGAAAGGAGCAAGGTTACTTGCTATTGTTCCTAATGGAGCTTCAATGTCTAACAATTTAATCAAGCTTATGGAGCATAAAAAATTTGCTAATTTTAGGCTTACTGGAGAAATGCTTTTGCCTGCTGTTACTTTTAATCGTGCAGGCACTGGTGTTATGTGTAAGATAATTCGCATCGAACATGTAAACACAGGAAATGACTATTGTCGTGAAATTGATTTGACTCATTGTAAAGACATTGGGGAATTTTTTGATGAAATAGAACACATCGATTTTTAATCAACGCCCTCTAATCGGAGGGCGTTTTTAATTTAAAATTTATGAAAGTATTTATAGTTTACAAGACAGACTCCTGGCACAGCTTTGCCAGTAGAGATTTAATTGGAATAGCTACAAGCAAAGATGAATACATAAACATTTGTCAAGCTCAAGCGAAAAAAGAAAATAAAATTATTACAACTGATGATATCTTTAACCTCAGCAACATAATGCAAACTCAAGGTTGTCTATTAGAAGGAGAACTTTACGTAGAGGAAGTATCAACAAACATGTTACTATAGTTATGAAAAAAGAAACAAAAGGAAGAAAAAGACAGCCAACAGGAGCTTATTTTAAGTTTCATGTAAGTACTCAAGGAACCGTTGTAAGAAATTTACAAGGTATTGATATTCCAAAATACATATTGTTTTGGAGATATGGATTTAGAGATATAGAACAAATTAAAAAGCACAAAGAATTTACTGTGAATTTAAAACCTAGAAGATATGGTTACTAGAAAAGATTATACTGTAAAGTTTAGAGACTATGGAAACATTACTGTTCCTAAAGGAACTCGTGTTACTCATGAGACTGCGTTAGGTTTTGACAGAAATTATAATTTTGTTGCCGAGCTTGATTGGGTAACAAAGTTTTATCCTACAATAGACAACATTCTTAAAATGGATCTTGAAAATTATGGTTTGAATATTCCAGAAGAATATTTGAATAAAATTGAAAAAGAACATTTGAATAAAAATGAAGATATTTACGGAAACAAAGGAGCTGTTTGGTCCGACGAAATACACATAAGTATTTCAGGACAAAGTACAACGCTTTGTGGTACTCCAATGCTTGCCTTTAATTGGGCAAGCATTGAAAATTTAAGTCATGTGTCTTGTCCAAAATGTATAGATAAAAAAAAGAACAATGTCTAGCCAACAACGCGCTAGAATTTACTTAGTACACGGTAAACAAGTTGCAATAATCAAATCGAATAGATATACATACAATGTCCGATTTGTTAAGTCAGGTAAGTTTAGGGAAATATATAAGCATCTAGTAATTAGATGGGAGCCTAAACCTAAAAAGACTATTAAGGTTAAAAAAATTAAATCACAAACAAAGCTAGACTTTTGAAAGTCTAGCTAAATATTTACGTTATGAAAGATATGAGCATTAAAGATTACTTAGAAATGTTGAATTGGGACACTAAACTTTGGACTATTTTATCCAAAGAAGAAGTAAAGCCTTTACAAGAAATTAAAGGTCACCAAAATTACATTTATACTATTTCTCCTAGAGGTGAGAAATCGTTTGGCAAAGGCGCTAAGGTTGTTAAAATAGAATGGATGAATAAACATCTTGAGACAAAAGAAGAAGCACCAGAAGTACCAGAAAATAAATCTGATATTCAAAAAGTTGCTGATGTTTCGCCAAATGTTGATATACCGACTGTTTCTAAACTCGATACAAAAGATAAGTTTAAGTCTAGACTTGAATTTCTTCAAAAGAATGGCTTGGAATATCATGAGATTGACGATACTCCATCTATAATTACTCCAGACGGTAAAGTATTTACTGGTAAAGAGTTGGCTGAAATGGAAAGCGAAGATTGGCAAGCTATGACTACCACATATTCTTCTTTTAAAGTTGCTAAAATGAAAAAGCAAATAGAAGAAGAATTGAAACAAGCTCCAGATGTACCGGAACAAGAAAATGTGACAGTAGATCTTCCAGATTCTGAAAAAGCTTGGCTTGAAAAGAATGGCTGGAATCCTGAAAAGTTTTTGGTATTAGAAGAAGGGGATTGGGAAGAGCTTGCAACTGTAGAAGGTTATGAGCTTTACGTTATGGATAGCGTTAAAGATGATGAAGCTATTGAATTGTTTGGCAAAAATGCTAGAATTGTTAGCGTTGCTTTTATTAAGTCTTTAGAAGATACAAAAGAAAGTTCAGGAATAGAAGATATTCCACTAGTAAATAAAAATGACGATAACTCTAAACAAGCAAATGAGGAAGCTCAAGAAAAAGCTGAAAAGAAAGCACAAGAAGAAGAAGATGCCCGTAAAAAGGAAGAATCTGTTGCTGATGCTAAAAAGAAACAAGAAGCTGAAGCTAAAGTTAAAGTTAAAGAAAAAGCTGTTGACGATAGTCTGAGTTCTGCTACTGAAGAAATTGAAGAAAAAGCTATGGCAAAATTTAAAGCTATGAAAGAATCTTTAATTCTTAAACACGAAGAAGAAAAGCAGAAAATACGTGAAGAATATAAAGCTAAGGAATCAAAACCGACTACTGGTAATCTTGGAGGACTTTCAGCTTTAATCGCTGAAGCGGGTTTTGGGCAAGCGACTTTATCTCTAGCGGTAAAAGGAAAAGGTAAAGTCGATAGTATTTTAAACATCGAGTTTAAAGACATTGATATTTATAAATACACAGAGCTTGTAAAAGAATTAGACAATCTTAAAAATCATAAGTAAATGAAAGCAACTGATAATTTCAAGAAATTAATTGAGCAGCACTTAAAACGTGCTGCTCAACTTAATAGTCTTTTTGAGGAAAAACTTAAAAACCCCAAAAAGAACATTGATGATTGTGTAACATATATTCTCAATCAAGTGAAAAAAAGTGGTATGAATGGTTTTGAAGATACTGAAATATATGGTATGGCCATGCACTATTACGATGAAGAAAATGTGAAACCAGGTGATAAATTAACAAACGGTCAAGTTATAGTTAATCATCATATGGAACTTACTGATGAAGAAGTTGCAGAAATTAAAAAGCAAGCAAAAGATGAAATGATTGCTAAAGAAATTTCTCGACTAGAGAAAAAACCAGAAAAAACTGATTTTAAAAAAGAAGAAAAGAAACAAGAAAAAACTTTATTTTAATATGGCTATAGCTAGAACTAAATTAGAAAAGGAAGTTACACGTTTGTCTGAAGAATTGCTTGATGTTACACAATCTCAAAAAGATTGGATTCATAAAAATTCTTTAAATCATAAAGGATTTGCAACTAAGACTCGTGTAATATGTATGGATTGTGGTGAAACTTTTTCTCCTAAAATAGTAAAAAGAAAAAAAGCTGTTTGCCCATGTTGTAATACAAAGTTAAAAGTTGAAATAACTAGATGCCGTACAGACTATCAGTCAACTTTTAACGCAGTAGCAATGACTTATAAAGGTTATCAAGTGATTAGATACATAGATACATGTGCTAATTACGCAAAAGGCAAAAAAGCAACGTATAGCACTAATAAAGTAATTGAGTTTTGGATAAATTCAAAAGATAAAATTACGATGATTGGCAATATTCATAGCGTAGGTTGGATTGGAGAAAGATGGAGTGGTGATTGGTCTATAAGGAAAAATTATGGAAATCATTACAAATACAATTTATATCCAAGTTATTATTTGCCAGATTCTAGATTCCTTAAAAAATATACCAAAATTGGAATCAATAGACATTTAAAAGGACTTACTTTTTTGCACGCAATTTCGCTTGTAAGAAAATATTCAGAAGCTGAAACATTATTGAAAGCTAAAGAATACAAGCTTTTAAATTATATGAAAAACTATACTTCAGAGACAATAAGGTATTGGTCTTCGATTAAGTTAGCTTTAAAGCATAAATATAAATTAAAACTAAAAGATGTTGGTCTTTGGATAGATTATCTAGGCTATTTAGAGTTTTTTGATAAAGATCTTAGAAGCCCAAAGTATTTGTTTGTAGACAACATTAAAAAAGAGCATAACAAATATTATAAAAAGCTTGAGAAAATTAAAAAAGAAAAAGAAAAGCAACGTAGAATTGCAGATCTTGAAAGCAGAGAACCAAGTTATTTGGAAAAGAATAAACCTTATATAGGTTTGTCTTTTAAAAAAGATGAAGTTGAAATCAGCTTTTTAAATACTGTAAAAGAAGTATTTGAAGAAGGGGAAGCTTTAAAGCATTGTGTTTGGCAGCGAGAATATTACAAGAAAAATACTTTACTCTTTTCTGCTCAAATCAATGGTGTCAAAATATCGACTATTGAAGTAGATCCAAAACAATTAAAAGTAATTCAAGTTAGAGGTTATAATAATCAAGTAACTGATCATGACGAACGATTCATAAAGATTATGACTCAAAATCTTTCCAAAATAGCAAAACGTAAAAACACAAAAAAAACATCACGTAAACAACAAGTGACTGCGTAATGATTTAAATAAATCATATGAAAAAAGAATCTGGAATGCCATCGGTTCCTGACATACCAAGCGTACCGAAGGTTCAAAAACAGAGTCAACATAAAGCACCGCCACAAGCAGTTGAATTAGAAAAAGCTGTATTGGCAGCTTTATTAATAGATAAGAGCACACACGAAAAGATAGAACTATTAGAACCTGAGATTTTCTATTCAGAAATTCACAGGTTTATTTTTCAATCTATTCAGAATTTGTACAACAAATCATCTGATATTGATTTGTTGAGTATTACTGAAGAGTTGAGAAGAATGAATAGACTTTCTTATGTAGGTGGTGAATACGTTCTTATAGAATTGACTCAAAATATTTCTACTGGATTGCATATTGAATATCATATTAGAATATTGTGTCAGAAATATGTACTTAGAAAACTAATTTCTATGTCTCAGGAAACAATATCAGACAGTCTGCATAACGATCCTGATATTTTTAACCTGTTAGACCGCATTGACAATAAAATAGCTCAAATGTCAAATGTGGGCATTAGAAATTTATCTCCTGTAGAAAGTGATGCTAAAGAAGAGCTCAAAGAAAGAGTTCGAATGAAGCGAGAAGGAATTCCTGTAGGTTATCCTACGGGAATGGATGAGTTTGATGATTGGTGTGGAGGTTTTCAAAAGCGATGGTTAGTTACTATCGGTGCAAGACCTGGTATGGGTAAAACCTCAGCAATAATCGCAATTATATATCATATGGCATTTGTCAAAGGGGTAAAAGTAGTTTTCTATTCTTTGGAAATGTCTAAGATTGATATTGAATATCGTTTAGCTGCTAGGATGACGGGCATACCGTTTAGCAAAATAAACATGGGTGAGCTTACAGATGAAGAGCTTGATCATGTTACTGATGCTTGTCAAAAAATAGAAGAGCATGGGATTAAGATTATAGACGATATCAAAAATCTTAACAAGATTACTGCAGAAACTAGAAAGCTTAAATCAGAAGGTTACGAAGTATTTATGTTAGATTATCTTCAGCTAATTGAAATATCTGGAAGCACATCTGATATGACAGGCGAAATGGTTCAGATTACTAGAACACTTAAGTCTTTAAAAAACAGCTTGAGTATTCCATTTATAGCTTTGTCACAGATTGATAGAAGTGTAGATAATAGACCTAGTAAAAGACCTCAGCTTTCAGATTTAAAGCAATCTAGTTCTATTGAGCAAGATTCAGATTTAGTAATTTTTCTTCTAAGATTAGCATATTATGAAGAAAATAAAAGCACAGTACCGGCTCCTCCAGGCAAGCCTAATCCTGAATATGTAGCAGAATGGATTGTCGCTAAAGGTCGAGGCACTGGTACTAAAGATTTTGGTGTTTATTTGAATCTTGCAGAATTTGTTTTAGAATCTGGAACTTCAGTTCAATTTTAATCATATATTTGTGTCACGATAAATACATCTATAAAGCACAAAATTATGGTTAAGAAAGAATTAGTTTCAGAAGTCGCTAAGGTTTCTGGAGTATCAAAACAAGATACTCAAATTGTAATCGATACAATGATCGATACAATTAAAAGCAAATTGTTATTTGGAGTCAATGTCAAAATAACTGATTTTATTGATTTTAAATTAGAAGTTGCAAAAGCCAGAAATGGCATTAATCCAAACACTAAGGAGAAAATAGTTATTCCTAAAAAGTATAGGGTTAAAGTTACTTTGCCTAAAAAATTTATAGATAAAATTAAGGCAAAACCTGTTTATTAATGAAAGCTAAAAGAAAGTATATATTTAGAGAACCTTTGAAAAATATTTCAAAGGAAAACATAAATTCTTATTTAGCTAAAAACGTGTTTGAAACAAATGATTTTCAGAAGCACGTAAATCAAGTTGCATTAAATCTCAAAATTGATGAGAGTATTGTGAGAGATGTACTGATTAGTTATTTTACTAACGTGATGTACATTATCAATACTACTCGAAAACTAAGAACAAAAATCAATATCTATGGGTTCTTTTCGATAGTCGTCGATAAGGGCAATAGATTTTAAATCCTAATTAAAATGGAAAGAGTAGCGTTTACAGCACCAGTAGAAGGTGGAAGTACTAGAATTGAGAATGTTGAATTAATTCCAACAGGAATGCAATTATGTACATTTTATGGTCTTGCAGATCTTGGAACACAAGACAGTCAAAAGTTTGGACCTAAACATAAATGTCAGCTTGCATTTGAATTTCCACAAGAGCTAAGACAGTTTTATGAAGGAGACGAAATGAAGCCTTGTGCAATCTTTACAGATGAAACATTGTCTATGGCTCCAAAGTCTAATCTTCGTAAAAACTTCATTGAAAACATGGAAGGCCATAAGCTTACTGATGATGAAGCAAAGAATTTTAGAATTGATGAATTGATTGGCAAACATTATGTTGCTACAATTTCTCATTCTCCAGACGGTAAGTATGCAAACATTAGTTCTATTACTCAATTGACTGATAAGAACAGATTAATGTTTGGTCTTAATGAAAGTAAAGTGCCACAAATAAACGAGTCATTTTTCTTTCATTTAAGTCAAGGCTTTACATCTGAAAGTTTTAAAAACTTACCAAAGTTTGTTAGAGAGAAAATCAAAAAATCTGCAGAAGGTTTAGCACATGCTAGAAATGGTGGTTCATTTTTAGAGCCAGATCCTTCAGATTATAAAAAGAATTCGAATGCTGGTAAGAAAATTATCATGTTGCCTAATGCAGATTATACTTATAAGCAGTATAAAGATGCGGATTGGACAGATCAAATGCTTATTGACAATGGTGTTGCAAAATGGGATGAGCCAGTACAAGCACCATCGCCACAGGCAGGGCCAGGGGCTCCTAGTCCGCAACCTAGTGCGCCAAAATCTCCGCAACCACAACAACCACAAGAAGGAAATGCTCCACAGCAACCTAGTGCACCAGCACCAGCGCCTGAATCAGTACCTTCACAACCTGCTGAGAAAAAGTTTGTAATTAAAAACGGTTCAGACTTACAAGCAT